ACCTCGCCGCCGCCGCAAAGCGCGTGGGGCGCTCCCGCCGCACCGTGCAGCGCTGGGTGGATGCCGGCGATCTCAGGTCGGTTCTCGGGCGGGTGCGTGAGAGCGAGCTGCTCGCGACGGAGAAACGAATGCGGGAACGGATGCACGGCGGCCGGCCCCCGAAGCCAGCTATCCCCGCCCCGGAGCCGATCGCCGTGGTTGCCGCCGCGCTCGGCCGTGAGGAAGACGCTAAGGTGGCCGTTGCCGCGTTGCGTGACGCTGGCATCCTGCCGACATGCGAGAAACCTTGACAACCTCTCCCACTGAAAGTGTTAGGCTAAGCCTGCGCGTGAATTGACCCCGAACTGGATGGTTCGGGGTCTTTCGCATTCCGGCGCGCTCGCAGTGCCCGCGTGGTCTGCGATGATGACGCTATGAAGAAACTCCTCTCAGTTCTCGCTCTCGCCTCTGCTCTCGCCCTGGTCGGATGTTCCGCCGCCGATGAACCGGCCGCGACGAACGATGCTGCCGCGCCAGAGGCCCCGGCCGCAGAGAACAGCACGCCCGAGCCCGAGCCGGAACTCGTGGACCTCGTCGGGGACTGGAAGCAGGCGAACCCTGCTACCCCCAACAACTACCAGCAGGCCACGATCACTGAGGACACGATCTCGATCGACTGGGTGAACGAGGAGATGGACAGCAAGTCGATCTACTGGGTTGGCACCTACACGGCACCGACCGAGCCCGGCGATACGTGGACGTGGACGTCCGAGCGTGATGCGGCAGCCACCGACACTGCGCTGCTCGCCTCGACCGACGACACCAAGGACTTCACATACGAGGACGGCGTCATCAGCTACGACGTCACCGCGATGGGCACCACCACCACGGTGAAGCTCGAGAAGCAGTAGCCCCCTCAACCATCAGACCGAAGCCCCGGCGCCGATCACGGCCCCGGGGCTTCGCTGTTTCCGGGAGGAGCGCGACGTGGGCACCGACCAGATTCGTAATGGTCCCGGCCATCGTGCGTACCGGCGCAAGCAGGCTGCGCTCAAGCGCCGCACCGCGAACGAGAACCTGCCGTGCGGATGGGGAAGCGACTTCGGGTGCGGCGAGACCATCGACACGACGCTGCCCTACACCGACTCGATGAGCTTCACCGCGGACCATCCGACGGCGCTCACGAACGGTGGGCACCTCGTCAAGCAGGAACTGCACCCGTTTCACCGGAAGTGCAACCGAGACAAGGGCGACGCCGCCGAAGTCGAGATATGGGAGGCAACGTGAACCCGATCATCCTCGCCGTCAGCATGAGCGACGCTGCGGACTACGCGACGAGTCGCGGATGGCGTCATCACATCACCGTCACCCCACGCTCCCCCTGGGCAGCACGAGGCCGCACCGGCCCCGTCTACGCGACGCCGGCCGCCGCCGACCATCCTGACTACGACGAGATGCTCAAGCACGCGACCCTGTGCGCGTTCACGGTCGACCACGACCGCGTCGCTTGACCGAACCCGAGGAGAACCCCATGGCCCAGCAGATCGCGAAGCTCAACACCCGTGTCCTCGTTGCGACCGGCGACAGCGCGCCTACTGAGATCGGAACCATCGAGTCCAACCTCTACGCCCGGCCCACGCACACCGACGCCGACCTCGTATTCAACAAGCGCCGATGGCGCCGCGCCCTCGCAGTGACGCTGCTCCGCATGGCCTGGGCCGCTTGGACGATGAAGGACACCAAGTGATCACCGCCTGGCTTATCGCTCGCCGCGATGCCGCCGCGCATCGCTGGATCGATCGTCAAGGCGGCGGTGCGCGACGCGAACGTCGAGCACTCCGACGCCTCGTCGGGTGGGATCTCGCGCTCGACCTGTGGACCGACCGCGGCCGCCGCCGCGTCTGACCACCGGGAACCCTGAAAAAATCCAGCGCGGCCGTCGCGCTGCCAGTCTCCCGCGCGGCCCTGGCGCAAATCCCCCCGTGCGAATTCGCTCGGGGTGCGAATTGATTCAAGGGGGTGCGAAATGGCGCGTCCGAAGGCCCCGTGCGGGACGTACGCGGCCTATCGCCGCCACCTCCGCGAGAAGACGCCGGTGTGCGCACCGTGTCGAGATGCGAAGCGGGAGAATTCGCGCGCCCGCTCCCAGTCCGCAGCGTCGCGCCTGGCGAAGCAGGCCGCGCTCGAGGCAGAGAAAGCGGCCACGGTGGTGCCCGCACCGGTTGCTGTCACGACCGACACGTCCGTCCTGACCCGGCTCGAAACCCTCGAGGCGATGCTCGAGACCTCGAAGACCGTCATCGCGGCGCTGGCTACGACCGACCCGGCTCGCGCTTACCTGCAGATGCGAGAGCAGCGGGAGATCCTGCGCGAGATCGCCGAGTTGCAGAGCCAGGGCGAGGAGCAGAAGGAGTCCACTCTTGGCGACCAGCTTGCTGCTGCCCGGGCAGAGCGCGAACAGCGAGAAGCTCTACGGGCTGCAGGAGCCTAACCTTCTCCGTCTACCAGAGAGGGCGGGGTCGCTCGCCGGTGACGCGATCGACCTCGCGACGGTCGCCGGCCTCCATCAGGATCCCTGGCAGGATCTCAGCCTCGACGCGATCTTCTCGGTCGACGTCGCCGGCCAGTGGGTATGCACCGAGTTCGGAATCCTCGTCAGCCGCCAGAACGGCAAGGGCAACATCCTCATCCCGTTCGAGCTCGCCCACCTGTTCCTCTGGCCGAAGCCCGACGGCGAGCCGAAGACGATCCTCCATTCGGCGCACGAGGTGAAGACCGCCGTCGAGGCGTTCCGCAAGCTCAAGCGGATCATCACGGCGTCACCGCTGCTGATGCGCGAGCTCCTCGGTGGCGAACGCGGCATCAAGGACAACAACCAGCTGCGCGGCTTCGAACTCGCGAACGGGAACCGTCTGCTGTTCATGGCGCGCTCGCGCAATGCCGGCGTCGGTTTCTCAGTCGACGTGCTCGTCGTGGACGAGGCACAGGAGACACCGCAGGCCGCGATGGATGCGCTGCTGCCCACGATGTCGTCGCTGGCCAACACGCAGGCCCTGTTCACGGGGACCGTGCCCGACGAGCTCAACAACTCTGAGTACTTCGAGGGGCTGCGTGATCGCGGCCGGGCCGGGAGCGACCCCCGCACGGGGTGGATCGAGTTCAACCCGAAGGGGTCCCAGGATCCCGACGTCGCCGCGAAGATCGACGTCAACGATCCGGAGGTGATGCGGGCCGGGAACCCTGGCCTGGGCTATCGTCTCGGCCTCACGCGGGAAGTCATCGAGGATGAGATCTCGCGCCTCGGCCCGGACGCGGTGAAGCGCCTCCGCTACTCGATCTGGCCGAACCGGCGCCCGGAGGAAGCCAAGAAGCTGTCCGAGTTCGATCTCGAAGTGTGGAATCGGGTCGCCGGCGACTACCCCGTGACGGGCGACGGCGGCGTGATCGCGGTCGCTGTCGGCCGCGGTGGCGGATACGCGACCATCGCGAAGGCGATCCGCGTCGACTCCGACCACATCGCCGTGGAGCATCACAAGACCGCTCGCAAAGTGCGCTGGGTGGCCGAGGACGTGAAAGCCCTCAAAGCGGAGCTCGGCGACGCGCTCGTGGTGGTCGACCCGAAGAACGCGTCGATGATCCTCGCGGACCTCGACCGCCTCAAGGTGAAGTACCTGCGGATGGACCTTGACGAGATCGCGGCAGCGCACTCGATCTTCGTCGAGATGTCGAACGATGGCCTGATCCTGCACCGCGCGCAGGAAGAGGTCGCAAGGTCGCTCGAGTTCGCAACAACTCGCTCGATCGGGCGGGCCGGCTTCACGTGGGAGCCGTCCGACCCGACCAAACCGATCACACACGCCCAGTCGGTGACGTGGGCGGTGTGGGGCGTCATCAAGTCGGAATCGACTCCCAAGAAGCGCTCGCCGCCGCCGCCGAAGGGCGCCGTGCTGCACCGCGGTGCGGACGAACGCAACGAACCGGACCTCCGCACGACGAGGTTCTGAGAGGAGGCCCGCCATGGCCGAGGTCGGCTATCAGGCAGATCCCCGCCTGATCGGATGGGGCAGCCTCGCTGCTGAGACGCATGAGACCAATCCGGATCTCCAGTGGCCGATGTCGCTGGATTCCTGGGACCGGATGCGTCGCGAAGACCCGCAGGTCAAGTCGGTGCTGCGTGCCGTGACCCTCCCGATCATGCGCACCGATTGGGTCATCGACGGCACTGGGTGCCGGCCTGAGGTCGTGGCGCATGTCGCCGCGGACCTGGGGCTGCCCGTGAAGGGGCAGGCGTTCGTCGCGCCGCTGCGCACCAAGGGCCGGTTCTCGTTCAAGGAGTTCCTGCGCCTCGCGCTGCTCGAGCTCGTGTACGGGCACAGCGTGTTCGAGCAGGTCTACGACCAGAGCAGCGGGTCGACGCATCTCGCGAAACTCGCCTGGCGTCCGCCCCGCACCATTGCCGATTTCGAGGTCGCAGCGGATGGCGGCCTGGTGGCGATCACCCAGCACGCTCGGGCCGGGCGCACTCGCCCCCGTCTCACCGTCGACCAGCTCGTCGTGTTCGTGAACGAACGCGAGGGCGCGAACTGGATCGGCGAATCGCTCCTGCGAGCTGCCTACAAGATGTGGCTGCTCAAAGACCGGGCGCTGCGCATTCAGGCACTCACCGCCGAACGCAACGGCCTGGGGCTGCCCGTCATCATCGGCGCCGCACCCCCGGAAGACATGCCCTACGAGAAGCTCATCGAGTGGCTCGAGGAGCGGGTCGCTGAGAACCTGAAGATCGCGAAGGAGGCCCGCTCCGGTGACGCTGCCGGCGTCTCGCTCGCGCACGGCGAGACGCTGCAGTTCGTCGGTGTCACGGGGAAGCTACCCGACCTGGACAAGCCGATCCGCTACTTCGACGAGCAGATCGCGCGCGCCGTCCTCGCCCATTTTCTCAATCTCGGCACTGAGACGGGATCGTGGGCACTCGGGTCGACGTTCGCGAATTTCTTCACGGACTCGCTGAACGCGGTCGCGCAGCACATCGCCGATGTCACGAACCAGCACGTCATCGAGGATCTCGTCGACCACGCGTTCGGGCAGACCGAGCCGGCGCCGCGCCTGGTGCCGGCGCCGATCGGAGAACAGCAGCCGATCACGGCCGAGGCGATCAAAGCACTCATCGACTGCGGTGCGCTCACGAAGGATCCGCAGCTCGAAGAGTTCTTGCGCGCGAAGTACGGGCTGCCGGTGCTTGCCGCCGAGCTCGCCTCGAAGGGTGTCCCCGTCGAGGACGCCAGAGAGGTTGCGCGCATCGCCGCGGAGACCGCGCAGAAGGTCTACCTGGCGACCGACAAGCCGCCGCTCCGTCAGGACGAAGCCCGCGACCTTATCCGCGCCGCCGGCGCCGAGCTGCGCGGAGATGGCCCCGACATCAGTCGGATCCCGAACACCGAGCCTGAGGAGGCCGCATGAATCCCTTCCGCAATCCGGCGCGCGGCGGTGCCCAGTGCACGCCGATCAGGGCCGAAGCGCCCAGCACCAAGACCGACGGCACCGTCGCGACGCTCCGCCTGTACGACCCGATCGACAGTTGGGGCGAGTGGTGGGGGGTCTCCGCGAAGGAGTTCACGCGCGTGCTCGACGAACTCCCCGAGGACACGCAGGAGATCCGCGTTCTCATCAACTCGCCTGGCGGTGAGGTGTGGGAGGGCATCGCGATCATGAACGCCCTCCGCTCCCACCCGGCGAAGATCACCGCGGTCGTCGAAGGTATCGCCGCATCCTCGGCGAGCTTCATCGCGGTCGCAGCTGACGAGCTCGTGATGATGCAGAACAGTCAGCTCTACATCCACAACGCGTGGATGATGGCCATCGGTGACGCTGCCGACCTGCGCGACACCGCCGACGTGCTCGAAACGACCTATGACCGGAACATCGCCGGCGTCTACGCCGCGAAGTCTGGCGACTCGGTCGAGCACTGGCTCACCGAGATGGACAAGGACCGATTCCTGACCGCTGAGGAGGCGGTCGCGGAAAAGCTCGCCGACCGGATCGAAGGCGTCGGTGACGTCGACGCCGCGAAGGCGAAGTTCGATCTGTCCGTGTTCGACCGTGCTGACGGCCGCCGCGCCGCCGCGCGCGCGACCGCACCCAAGCCCCCGAGCTCGTCCGAGCCGGGTGACCCCAACCGAAAGGAGAACGCCATGGCTTATGGCGATCTGACGGCTGGCCTTCGTACGCGGCTCGGCGTGACCGATGCCGACGCCTCCGACGAGACGCTGCTCGCGGCTCTCGACGAGGCACTCGCGGAGCAGGCCGAGCCCATCGAAACCCCCGCCGCCGCCGAGATCCCCGACGGCTTCACCGTCATCGACAAGGAGGTCCTCACCGACCTCCAGTCGAACGCCGCCCGGGGTGCGGAGGCACGTGCCGAGCAGGAGCGTACCCGGCGCGACGGCATCGTCGACGCCGCGCTCCGCGAGGGCCGCATCGCGGCAGCCTCGAAGGCGACGATCCGCGCCCAGCTCGACACCGATGAGGCGGGTATGACCGCGTTCCTCGCAACCCTGCCGAAGAACAAGGTGCCGGTCGAAGAGACCGGGCACTCCGACACCTTCACCAGCCCCGACGACGCCCTGTTCGACAACGTCGCCGCCGCTCTCAACCGAAAGGGGGCCTGATCATGGCCGACCACCTGCCCAAGTTCAAGCCCGGCCAGGCTGTCACCTTCCACGCCGAGGGACCGATCACCGGCGGCCAGGTCGTCCAGCCCGGCACCACCGACCGCAGCGTGGTCGTCGCGACCGCCGCCTCCGAGAAGGCGATCGGCACCGCCGGCTACGACGCAGTCGCCGGTGACGCCGTCACCGTGCACCTGCCGGGCCTCGTCGACACCGCCAAGGCCGCCGCGGCGATCGCCGTCGGCGCGCAGGTCGAGGCCGGCGCATCGGGCACCGTCCAGACCGCGACGGACGGGCTCGTGCTCGGCGTCGCGCTCACCCGCGCCGTCGCCGCCGGCGACGTCATCGAATTCGCACGGATCTGAGGAGGATCAACATGAGCGTGTACCCCGATGTGACGCGTGAGAAGCAGCTCACGCCCGAGGAAGTCCACACCTTCCTCCGCAACCCCGAACTCGTCGCCCGAATGGTCCAGGACATGACGCACCTCACGTTCGTCACCGACTACCTGCTGCGCGGCACCACCGACGCCACCGGCACCGGTGCGATCGCAGTCGAGGAAGACGAGGACCTGTTCCTCGATGACAACCCCGAGGAGATCGCACCCGGAGGCGAGTTCCCCCTCGTCACTGGTGAGGACGTCGGAGCCTCGCTGATCGCTCTCCGCAAGAAGGGCTTCGACAGCGAACTCACCGACGAGAAGATCGCGCGCAGCCCGCGCGACGAGCTCAACCGGTTCCTCACCCGCATGTCGAACACGATGATCCGCGACTTCGACCAGGTCGGTCGCGGCGTCATCGCGTCGAAGGTCACTCAGACCTTCACCGGCACCGCCTGGAGCGACGGCAAGAACATCATCCGCGACGTGCTCGGAGGCGCCGCAAAGATCGAGGAGCTCGAGCTCGGGTACACCCCGAACGTGGTCGTGCTCAAGCCGACGCTGTACGCCGCCGTCACCGCGGAGTTCATCAACGCGAACGCACTTCCCCGCGAAGCCGGCAACCCGCTCCTGAGCGGGGCCCGCGCGTTCGACTACATGGGCTTCACGTGGGTGAAGTCGATGTACTCGCCGTTCAACGATCCGTTCCTCGCCGACGCCGACAACCTCGGCGGGATCGCGTCCGAGGACATCAAGTCCCCGGGCTACGCGCGCACCCCCTCGGGCGTCGAGGTCAAGTCGTGGCGACCCTCCGGCCGCGACGACAACGACTCGTGGCGCTTGCGCACCCGCCGCGTCGCCGCCCCGTACATCACGGGTCCGCTCGCCGGCCTGCGCATCACCGGGACCGGCGCCTGATGGCCGCCCGCAAGGGGGCACGCACCACGCCCCAGAAGCCCGCCGCCGAGACCGCACCTCCCGAGACCGTTCCGGCGGATCCCCAAGGTGCCCCGGAACAGCCTCCGGCAGCTGCCGCACCTCCCGAGGCGGCCACGCCGCCTCCCGAGGGCGGTAGCGGGTCCGCCGAGCACGCCGCCCCGGCACCCACGGCGGAGAACGGCGGCGATGGGGAGCCGTCCGCGGCCGCTCCGGCGCCGACCTACGTGGTGACGGCTGCCGCCGTGGTGCTGCGCACGGCCGCTGGCAGCGACCAGTACCTCTACCGAGGTGCCCCGGTCGTCGAGTCCGCATTCGAAGCAGCGAGCATCGCACATGCTCGCGAGGTCGACCTCATCGGGCCGATCGAGTAACCACACCAGGGGGCGATGCTCATGATCAATCACTCAGACATCGGCACCGACGAGGACCTTGCGCGGCTAGTCCTCGTCGTCGCACGTGACATCGCCCCCTGCATCGCCTCGTTCCCCGAGGGGAGCGAGGACGAGAAGAACGCTACAGCGATCGTCCGCGGCGTGTACAAGGCGCTCGCACCGCGCGGATCCCAGCTCGTGAAGTCACAGAGGCTGGGGCCTGCGGCGGTCGAGTACCGCGAGGTCAGATCGGCGTTCCAGGGCGACCCGACCCGTGCGCTTCAATCGCTCTGCCCGCCGGCCACCGGCCGGGGAAACTCGCGCGGCAGCTTCCCGCAAGAGCGCCCGATCTCGCGCCTCTGGCCGGAAAGGTACTGACCCATGGATCTCCCCTTCGGAAGCCAGGTGTACCGGCTGCGCGCCGACGCCATCGACGACCCCTACTCCTTGACGCCGGTGCGCGGTGACTGGGGCACCCCAGGCGTCCTCACCATCCCTGAGGCCTTCGTCGCCCAGTCGTCGACGTCGATGCTCGGCGACGCGACACGGGAGCAAGCCCTCGAGGCGAAGTCGTTGTTCTGCGACGGCAGCTTCGACGTGCAGAAGGGCGACCGCGTCTTCACTGGCGTGTTCGACCCACCCCTGCCGGACGGAATTCTCGTCGTCCCCGCCGACACCGCACTCGTCGGCGAGATTTACACGATCGAGGGTATCCCGCCTGCAGCCGACAGGAACCCGTTTACGGGGTGGAGTCCTCCCCGCGAGATCCCACTGACCCGCGTGGTCGGCTAACGAAGGGAGGCGGTCCCGCATGGCTCGCAACGTGGTTCACAACGACGGCTTCTACGAGTGGCTGGGGCAGCAGCCGGGCGTGGACAAGATCACCCGAGAGGGCGCGGAGGTGACCCTCGCGGAGGCGAAGGCCGGCGCCCCGGTCCGCGACGGCGACTACCTCGACAGTCTGCACATCGAGAAGTCGACGCGGCCCGGCCGCGTCACCTACCTCGTCGTCGCCGACGCTCCCCATTCCCTCATCGTCGAGGCCCGAAACGGAACGCTCGCCCGCGCAGTGAAACGAGCCGGCCTTGCCTAGGGTCGCACCGGCAGACCTCGAGCGGTGGCTGACCAGCTACCTCCGCACCGAACTCGCCGCACTCGCGCTCGCCGCCGACGTCGGCAACAAGGAGCCCGACACGCTCACCGCGACCTCGCCTCCGCTTGTGGTCGTGCGCGCCGACCTCGGGGCGAAGCGCTCGGCGGTGTCGTTTGACGCATCGGTCGGGTACTCGGTGCTCGCCGGCACCCGTAAGCACGACGCTCCGGCGAACGACCTGGTGCGCATCGTCTACGGGATCGTCACCGACGACGCGATGCTCGTCGCTCCCGGCTCGCCGTTCGCGTCGATCGACGCGGAGCGGATCACTGGCCCCTACGCGGTGCAGGAGCCGCAGGACAAGGCGCGCCGCTACTTCACGGTGCCTTACGTCACGGTCGGCACCTGGTGACCGCGACCTCCCCACAACGCAACGAACCGGTCCCGGTTCACCAATCCAGAAAGTGAGATCTGTCATGGCAGATGAACAGTACGACCTCGATAGCGTCGGCCTCCCGATCACGGGCAAGGTCGGCTACGCGCCGGTCTCGGCCGAGAACGTGATCACCTCCGAGCACGGCGGCTCCCGATCCTTCAGCATCGTCACCGAGTACCCCGCCTACCAGCAGCTCGGCCTGATCAAGCAGGACGGCGGTGTGGAGGACGGCGGCGACGCAGGCGAAGCGATCGAGTTCTTCCAGAAGGGTCCGAAGCTCGCAGGCGACGACACCCTCACGATCGCGGTCGGCCTCGCCCAGGGCGACGCACTCGTGCGCCGCTTCGTGCGCGGCAAGGAGCCCGACGAGAACGGCCGCATCATCATCGACTCCGCGGTCCCGGGGAACGAGTTCCTGCTCTTCTCCGAGGTGATCTACAAGAACAAGGCGATCGAGCGCGTCAACGGCGTCGCCCGCATCTCCGAACTCACCAAGGACAAGGCCGAGCGCGGCGCCGTGCGCGGCTGGACCGTGACGATGGAGTGGATCGCCCACGAGCTGTTCGACATGGGCATGTTCGCCGAGTGGTACATCCCGCCGCTGTCCACCGCCGCCCTCTCGATCACCTCCATCAACCCGACCGGCAAGGGATCCGGCGAGCAGGTCACCATCACCGGCACCGGCTTCACCGGCGTCACCGCGGTGAAGTTCGGCGACGACGACGCGGGCATGTTCATCGTCTCCAGCTCGACGCAGATCAAGGCCGTCCTCCCGCCCGGCGACGCCGGCGCCATCGAGGTCGCTGTGATCCGCGGCGCGGAGGAAGCGACCCGCTCCTACACCCGCATCGAGTAACAAGCCGCTGGCCGGGCGCTATCGGGTCGCCCGGCCAGCACACCCCATCCAACCCGACAACCCGTAACCCGAACCAAGGAGAACCACCGTGGAAAACATCACCACCTACCAGGGCACCAACCTGGCCGCGCACGACGCGGCCCTCGCCGCCATCAACTTCGACACCACCCCGGAAGCGGAGGAAGCCGCGATTCAGGCGCTCGCTGACGAGCTCTCCCCGCGCTACGTCATCGTCGAGAAGTCGCTCGCGGTGAAGTTCCCCACCGGGCACATCATCAAGATCAGCCTCGACGTGCCCTTCGAGGAGTTCGAGAAGATCGTCGAGCGCGACGGCGACGACTCCCAGCAGTTCAAGGAGATCCTCGCCTTCCTCGGCAAAGATCGTGAGCTCGAGATCATCAAGGGGCAGGGCAGCATCGCGGTGATGTCCCTCGCGCAGAAGTACTTCACCACCTGGAACAAGGTTGTGGGTGCCAGCCTGGGGGAATCGAGTGGTTCCGGACTCTCTGCGTAGAGCACCGGGCCGCACTCCGCTTTGATTTCCTCCGTCTCGGCCTGGACATCGACCGGGCCGGGGGTGCCCTGTCGTGGCGCGCCGCGGTGGACATCGCATCCGAGCTGGAACGCGACACAGGCTCGCACCTGTTCGCCGCGCAGCACGGATACAAGTGGGTCGCCTCTCACACGGAGATCGCGACCGCGATGATCGCGAACGAGCTCAAACGCACGATCGCGATCCCGTTCCCGATGCCGGCCGAATCAGACGTCTCTGACGCGGAACGGGCCGAGGTCGAGGACTACTACGCCGAGCATTCGGCGTGGAACTGAGCTGACCGCCGGCCTCCGGCGGTCAGCTCCACCCCTGAACTTCTACGTCGGGCGCGAAGCCCGCCACCGCGCGTGCGCGCAGGATCGGAGGCGTCGTGTCGAGTCAGGTCGCAGCAACCGGTTTCGTGCCGATCGCCCCCACCTTCAAGGGTTTCCGCCGCAACGTCGACCGCACCGTCTCGGATGCATCGAACTCGGCGTCGAAGCGGTTCTCGAAGGCGATGAGCCGCGGCGGCGACGTCGCCGGCGGACTCGCCGGTCGCGGTTTCAGCCGAGGCTTCCAGAAGTCGTCGTCGGTGTCGACCGCGCTGAAGTCGGTGCAGCGCGAGATGAGCTCTGCGGCGCAGGCCGTTTCGAAGACGCGGCTGAAGGAGGCTGACGCCGCCGGCAAGGTGCGCGTTGCCGAGGCGCAGCTCACGGAGGCGCGCTCGAAGCACGCCGCTGGATCCTCGCAGGTGGTGCGCGCCGAGGAGCGCCTCGCCTCGGCGCGGCGTGCTCACACCACCATCTCCACCGAGCTCGGCGCGGAGACGAAGCGCCTTACCGAGGCGCAGCGGGTACTCGCGTCCGCGCAGGCGGGCGTCGGCCGCTCGAGCCGTGTCTGGACGCAGATCGGCAAAGATCTCGCGCCTGTCCGCACGCAGCTGATCGGTGCGACGGCATCGCTCGGTGCGTTCTATCGCACGTCCGCGGGCCTGGCGCCGGTGCGCTCGGCCGTCGCGGGAATCTCGATGGCATGGACGCGCGCGTCGGGTGTGATGACGGGCCTCGGCCCGGTCGTCCTGCGTCCCCTCGCAAAGCGGTTCACTGAGACCGCCCGCTCCGCAGGGAGCTGGGCGAAGCAGACCATCACTCAGATGCCCGTCGTCGGGCGCGCCGTCTCCGCTGTGGGGAACGCGCTCGGCCGCACCGGCACCGTGCTCGGCGGTCTCGCCCGTGCGGGCCAGACCGCCGCCCGCGGCATCATGTCCGCGCTCGGCCCCGTGGGCGGCCGGATCGCATCTACGCTGGGGCGCGGCTTCCAGTCCGCTGTCTCCATGGCGGGGCAGGCTGCATCCTCGATCGGGCGCGCCTTCCAGGGCGTGCTCGGCGGCGTCGTCACTGCTGGCGTCGTGGGTCTGCTGGGGTCGCTGAAGGGCGGCTTCGACCGGCTCGCATCGGTGGAGACCGCGACCGCAAAAATGCGCGGCTTCGGCCTCGCGACCGAGACCGTCGACACGGTCATGGCGCAGGTCAAGGACTCCGTCCAGGGCACGATCTACACCGTCGGCGATATGGGCAACGCCGCCGCGGCCGCAGTACTCGCCGGCGTGAAGCCGGGCGAAAAGCTCTCCGGCTACATGGCGCTGCTCAAGAACACCGCCACCGCGGCGGGTGCCCCGCTCTCGGAGATCCAGTCGATCTTCGGCAAGATCGTCGCGAACGTCGGCGGCCCGGTCACCACCGAGCTCAACCAGCTCACCGACCGCGGTATCCCGGCGTGGACGATCCTCGCCGACAAGATGGGGCTCTCCGTCACCGAGGTCAAGAAGCTCGCCTCCGAAGGCGAGATCACTTCTGACGTGATCGTCGAGCATCTCGGCGGCGCGATGTCGCAAATGGCCGAAGAGGTCGGCGGCACCACGACGTCGGCGCTGCAGCGCATGCGCTCGAGCTTCTCCCGCTTCGGCGAAGCCCTTATGCAGGAGAGCTTCCCCGGAGTGAAGGCCCTCGCCGACGCCGTGCGTGCCGTGATGGACGCCGCGATCGCGCTGATGGGTCCGATCAAGCAGGCGTTCGGCCTCGACGAGGTCGGGCCGGCGATCGAGAAGATCAACGGCTTCACCGACCGCGTGACCGCCTTCACCGAGATGATCAAGTCCGGCTCGTCCGAGGGGACGACTGCGATCGCGCAGATCGTGGAGAAGATTCGCGAGCTCGCGCCGGTGCTCGGGATCGCGGCTGTCGCGGCGCTCCCGCTGATGGGCGGGTTCCTGTCGAGCCTGCCCTTGATCGGCCCCATGCTTGCGGGGCTCGGGCCGGGTCTGCTCGGCGGACTCGCCCCGCTGCTCGCCGGCGGCGGCCTGATCGCGATGCTCGGTATGGAGCCGAGCGCGTTCGCCGGCGTTGTGATGGGGATCGTATCCTCGGTCACGTCGGGGTTCGGCTCCGCGGTGTCGTCGATCTCGTCGCTGCTGCAGGATCTCATCCCGGTGATGGTCGAGAACCTGACCGCGAACGCGCCGATCCTCGGCGAGGGTTTCCGGCAGCTGCTGCTCGGGCTGACCGCCTCGGTGGGTCAGATCATCCCGGCCCTGGTGTCGGCGGTCGTCGAGCTGGTGCCGGCGATTGTGGGCGCGCTCGTGTCCGCCCTGCCTGGCATCATCCAGGGCGGTATCGCGCTGCTGCTGGGCATCGTGCAGGGGCTCGTGTCCGCGATCCCGCAGCTCGTGAAAGCGGTGGTCGGCGCGGTCCCGCAGCTGGTGAGCGCGCTCGTGTCCGCCCTGCCGCTCCTGATGCAGGGAGCGCTCGAGCTGTTCCTCGGCATCGTGCAGGGACTCGTTCAGGCGATCCCGGAGATCATCACCGCGATCGTTCAGGCGATCCCGGAACTGGTGACCGCGCTCGTGTCGCAGATCCCTGCCCTGATCGAGGGTGCGCTGCAGCTGTTCCTCGGCTTGATCACCGGCCTAGTGCAAGCGATCCCGCAGATCCTCACCGCCCTGATCGGCGCCATCCCGCAGATCGTGACCGCGCTCGTGGGCACGATCCCGCAATTGATCACCGGCGCCATCCAGCTGTTCCTCGGCATCGTGACCGGCTTGGTGCAGGCGACGCCCGAGATCCTCAAGGCCGTCATCGGCATGATCCCGCAGATCATCGAGGCACTGATCGATGCTGTCCCGCAGCTGCTGCAGGCGGGCGTCGACCTGGTGCGTGGCCTCGTGAAGGGCATCATCGATTCGGCGCCTCTGGTGATGGACGCGATCGGCGACATGATCGGCGGCGCCATCGGGTGGGCGAAGGATCTCCTCGGGATCAAGAGCCCCTCGCGCGTGTTCCGGCAGATCGGTGACTTCCTCACGCAGGGTTTCGCGGTCGGTGTTCTGAAGAGCGCCGACAAGGTGAAGACGGCGACGTCGAAGCTGGTGTCGCTCGTGAAGAACCAGTTCGAGAAGCTGGACGGGCAGCGGGCCGCGGCGCAGAAGCGGCTCGCGAACCTCGAGGCGAAGCGTGCCGACGAGCAGTACAAGGCGTCGTTGCGCGTCGCGGATCTGCAGGCTCGCCTGCAGGGCAAGATGTCGGCCGCTGCGCGCGCGAAGGCTGAGCGGGATCTCGTCGCGCAGCAGCGCATCGCCCGCGAGGGCAGCGCCGCGACGCAGCGCCGGATCCGTGAGGAGCGGGCCTCGATCGCCGCGATCGACAAGCTCACGAAGACGGGATCGAAGAGCCTCATCGCTCAGATCAAGTCTCAGGAGAAGGCGATCGCCGCGGCGGCCGCTGCTCGGGAGAAGCTCGCGACGAAGCTGAAAGCTGCGCGCGAGTCCCTCGCGGACGCAATGCAGATCCGGGACGACTGGGCCGCCGACGTGCGCTCCCAGATCAACCAGCTCGGAGCGATCGGGGACCGCAGCTCCGTGGCGTCGATGACGGACAATCTCAAGTCCCAGATCGAGCGCGCCAAGGAGTTCCGCACCACGATCGATCGCCTCGTGAAGCAGGGGCTCGATAAGGGTTCCGTCGAGGAACTCACCAACGCGTTCGCTCAGGACGGCTCCCTCACCGCGGTGCGCGCTCTCGCCGAGGGCGGCAGCTCCGCGGTGAAGGAAGTCGCGAAGCTCCGCAAGGAGCTCGACAAGGTCGGTGGCGGCATCGGCAAGTCGACCGGGTCGGCGCTCTACCAGTCGGGGGTCGATGCGGCGAAGGGCCTCGTCAAGGGGCTCGAATCGCAGGCGAAAGCCCTGGAGAAGGCGGGCAAGAAGCTCTCCGATGCGCTCGTCAAGAGCGTGAAGAAGGCGCTCTCCATCAAGTCCCCGTCGCGCCGCTTCCGTAACGAGGTGGGCCGCATGGTCCCCCTCGGCGTGCTCGACGGCATGGAGGATCCCGGGATCGCCCGCCGCCTCGACGCCGCCGCCCGCAACCTCGTCCCCATCCCGGACGTGTCCGGCATCCCCGGCGCCGCCGCGCTCGCCGCTGCAACCCAGCAGCAGGGAGTCGCACCGGTTCGGGACGTGTCGGTTCCCATCCAGATCGATATGCACGACCGCGATCCCCGGATCGTGGGCAAGCAGATCGGTCGCGCAGTTGAGGAGGCCCTCGTTGGTTGAGCGAGTGCTATGGGTGGAACTGCTCGGGGTCACTATGTCCGGTGACCGCGAACCTGACGCGGGACTTGTGTGGACTGGCCTCGACGGCTGGTTCGGCCTCCCGGATGTGCGCGGCACCGCCGACGCCATTCCGGGAGGCCACGGCCGCTTCCGCCGCCGAAACCTCCTCCGCGACAGCCGCGTCATCACCCTCACCGGACACATCTACACCCGCAGCAACCGCGACCTCCACGAAGTACTCGAACGACTCACCGCGGCGCTCGCCGTCGGCGCGGGTCCGATGAAGGTGGCGACTCCGGGCGGGACGTGGGAGCGGTGGGTGGAGATCGACACGTTCACCCCGTCGCCGGATCGTGGGCGGCGGTGGACGAAGTTCACGGTCGACATGCTCGCCCCGGATCCGCGCCGCTACGGCCCGCTGCAGACGCTCGGGCCGGTCGACCTGCCGGTGACCGTCGGCGGGGTCCGGCTCCCACGCCGGATGCCGTGGAATTTCGGTTCCGCGACGGAGCCCGAGCGGCTCGCGATCCCGAACGCAGGATCAGAGCCGATTCATCCCGAGCTGGAGGTGTCCGGCGGTTTCAGCCGGGTGCTGGTGCTCGACGTCGTCAGCGGCCGCAGCCTCGAGCTGGAGCGCACGATCCCGCCCGGTGAGTCGGTGGTGTTCGATACGGCCGCGCGGCGCGCCACCTCGGGCGGGGTGGATGTGACGCGGTGGATGACGCGGCGGCAGTGGTTCGAGATTCCCGCCGGGCAGACCCACACGCTCAGGTTTGAGGCGTCGGCCCCGGAAGGCAGCCCGCAGATGTGGGCCAGATTCAAGATTGGAGCGTGGTGATATGCCGGATTTCCCGGGATTCCCGTGCAACGGGTTCGACTTCCACTACGAGGAGGTCGGGCCGGCGCTGGCGGGCCTGATCGTGCGCGACGTGAACGGGGCGCCGCGGGCGGGCCTGCTCCCGTCGCGGCCCGATCTCGTGCGTACCCGCGCCGACTGGTTCCTCGACACCTCACCGTTCGTCGCGGTGCGCGTGCGGGACGGCGGCGTGCTGCTCGGCGGCACGACCGACAACGGCCAGCTGCAGATCACGCCCGCCCCGTCGGTGAACTCTCGTCTTGACGTCGTGTGGACGCGGCCGGCGAACATCGACGCCGGCGAGGAGAACTTAGCCCTGCAGGTGACCACCGGCACGCCCGCCGCGGTGCCGTCGAAGCCTGCGATCCCCGCGGGCGCGATCGAGGTCGGCACGCTGTTGCTGCCGCCCGGAGCGTCGCGCACGAACGCCGGCACGTGGACGCCGACGTTCCCGACGACCGTCACCGCAGGCGGAGTGATCCCGTTCCGGTCCGTTGCGGAGCGGAACGCGTTCGCGGGCGTGCCCGGCCAGCTCGGCATGCTCAACGGCTACCTGTATCGGCGTGACGCGGGCGGCACGTGGATCCCGCTGGAGCCGATCGCTGGTCGCGCGACGGCTCCGTCGCTGCCGGCGGCGACGGCGACCGAGGTGCAGATCACGTTCCCGACGGGAATGTTTCCGTCGGCGCCCAGACTGCTGCCGGTGCTGAACGTGCCGGTGGCGTGGAACCCGCCGCCGCGCGTGCGTGCCCTGTCGATTACCGCGACCGGAGCGACGCTGCAGCTGTACTCCTCGGACGCGCGGACTGGGGTCGCCATCGATTGGACCGCGATGATGGGGGTGTGACATGCCGGTGTGGCTGCACGAGACCGTGACGGGCGAGTTCGTCAGGGAACTCCAGTACTCGAAAGCGGAATGGTCGACCGGTGTGTGCCGGGCCGACGAGGTGACGGTGACGCTGCCCGACGACACTGGGCAAGGCCTCTACCAGTTCATGATCCCGCGCAAGTTCACGGTCACGGTCGTGGAGGACGACGGCCGGGTGCGCGCATCCGGCATTCTCGGTCTGCCCGAGAGCGACACCGACCGGGACGGCATCGACCGGGACGTGTTCCCCGGGTCCGGCCCGGAACGGCTCTACGAGTCCCGCTACGTGCTGCCGTACCCGTACTGGCCGCTGGTCGACTCCGGCGGCTACCCCATCCCGGCACGGAACACGACGATCTCCGGTGTGGAGTACGGGACGATGATGAAGCGGCTCTACCAGCAGGCCATGACCCATCCGGGCGGCGCGCTCCCGGTCGTCTGGGAGCCAGACCGTGCCGGCACCAGGACGGGCTCATGGGGCGCCGTCGACGGCGTCGCCGTGCAAGAAGCAGTCGAACGTGTTTCGCAGCTGCTCGGCGGCCCGGAGTTCGACTGGGTGCCGCAGGTCGATGACCGCGACGACCTCTCCTGGGCGTTCGTTACGGGCACCGACGCTCAGCCGGAACTGTCGTCGGAACGCTGGCACACGTGGCAGTCGGGCGGGAAGGATCCGAGCATCGCCAGCCTCAAGCTGAAGATCTCGCCCGAGTTCATGTGCCAGACCGCAATCTTCACGGGCGGCAAAGACAACGACCGCGTCCTCGCAGCACGGGCGACCGGCACCACACTGATCGACGCGGGCATCCCGCTCATCGAGGTGTGGGACTCGTCGCACTCCTCCGTCTCGGAACAGGACACGCTGCA